GTAGATACCCGTGCAAGAGCTAGAGCAATAGCTTTAAAAATAGCAAACACATCAACTAATCAAAGTTGGAAACTTGGGACTTTTAGATTAGATATACAACCGGATGGAAGAAGATAATGGCGATAAATTTTAATGATTTAAACAATTCTGGAATTATTGGGTTACAGCCATTGGAGGGTATGGCTCTCCCTGTAAATCAAAACATGGACCAAGCTTTTTTATTTAAAAGTGCAGAAGAAAAAGCTTTAGACCAAATTGAAGATTTAAGAAAAGATCAAAACGTACTTACTAGCCCTGTTGGTGGTGATATTAATTTATTAAAAGATATAAATGAATTAAATTATAATAAATATCAAGATCTAGAAAACAAAATACAGGACTTAAAAAAACAATTTCCAGGAGATACCAATATTCAAGAAGCATCTTTAACTAATGAGTATGGTTTTCCTTTAACAGCTAGTTTAAGTGATACTATACCCATGGGAGCAACCGTAAATGATACCTCTGGTATTCTTTCTGTTGATCAAATTTCTGCAGATCCAAACAGAGATTTTTATAGTGGATTATTTTCTGAAGGTCTTTATACTAGATTACCTGAAGACACAGGTCTAAGAATTGATCCAGATTTAGTAAACAAATTTAGAGACTTTAATCCAGAACTAGCGAATAGAACTGACGCAGAAATAATGACTTTATTTAGTGATAAATTTCAAAACGTTCTTCCACCAAGTCAAACACCTAAAGTAGGTTCTGGTCAAGGAATAAAAGATTTTATAACTGGCGGTGGTCTTATAGGTAATATATTAAGGGGCATAGGTTCTCTATTTAAACAAGATCCAAGAGCCACTGCGATTAGAAACTTTTACAGAGATCCAACAGGTTCATCTTTTGGTTTAGATAATATAGGAAGAATACAGTCAGGATTAATGACAGGATATAACCCTGTATCAGGTGGCTTATTAAATATGTTAACAGGTGGTAGATTTGGTAGTCCTACAAGATTTGGACTACAAAGAGCTTATCAAAAAAGAATTGATACAATAAAGAAAACTTTAGCTAAAAAAGAGTCAGATGTTTTAACAGCTAGATTAGCTGAACTAGAGGCAGAAAAAGCTAGAGAATTACAAGCGTTACAAACAGCCCAAAGAGCAAAAGATAGGGAAGATATAAATAGAGCATATAGAAAAGAAACAGGAGATAAATACTCTGGAGGTGAGAGAACACAAAGAGTGGGTAGACAAAATATAACAACTTATGATGATCCATTTGATCCAGGAGGAGGAGAGTAATGGCTAAGATAGTACAAGTATTGACAAGACCAAGTGATGAATATGATTTAGGGACAGCAGAAGCGCAAGTTAGAGATATAGACGCTATCATAGAAAAATTAAATACTACATTTCAAGAAGAATTAAAACAAGAGGTAGAAGCGCAAAACTTCTTTTTAAATTAATGGCAAATAGTTTTTTAAATAAAAAAGTAGACTTAACAACAACAGATAATACAACTTTATATACTGTTCCAGATGCAAATACAGCTGTTGTAAAATCTATATTGGTATCGGAGGACGCTGGATCAGGGACCACGATAACGGTAACCTTAACAGACGCTAGTGCTAATGTGTTTAGTTTATTTAAAACAAAGACTATATCTAGCAACGCAACAACAGAATTATTAACCCAACCGTTAGTTATGGAAGAAAAAGAGATACTGAAGGTTCAAGCAGCAGATGCTAACGAATTACATGTCATAGCTTCTATACTACAAATACAGCCAAGAGAGGTAACAACATAATGCGAGTATTAGAACCAAAAGAAGTGATAGAAGAGATATATAACCTTAGAACAGGTGAGAAATATAAAAACGATGAAGAGTGGAAGGCTAAAGGCATACCTGAATCTGAGATAAGAAAGGATGTTAGAGTGATAATGCCGAGTCTTGACTTATTTGGGGAAACAAAATAGAGTGATAAATTCAGGATATTCATACCTGCATTATCATCAACTTTGACAAAATTATGGCAATAACTAGAGGACAAATGCAGAGACAATTAAGACAGGATGGCGGGATCATGGATCTTACACCAGTGCCAAGAGAAAACTTTGGCCTTGGTAGTAAACTTAAAAAGTTTGTAAGAAAAATAATACCTAATGAAGTGGCAGAGATAGCAACAAAGGCCGCTCCTTTTGTTGCTCCTTTTAATCCAGCTGTTGCTGCAGCCATGTCAGGTATTGGTTCTTTTGATAAAACAGGAAGTATAAGTGATTCTTTGAAAAGAGGTGCACTAACTTATGGTGGTGGACAACTAGCTAGATTCATAGGTGGTGCAGGGTTTCAAGGTAATCCGTTCACAGAAGGTGGAGCATTCAGAGGTGGTCTTGAGGGATTTAAAGCAGGATTTAGTTCTCCTCTTGGAACAGAGACAGGTCTTAAATTAGGTAAAAGTAATACGGTACAATCAAAACCTGTAGAGGGGGTAAAATCAATTGATCAAGGTGCCCTTATTGAAACAGCTGCAGGAGAAGCACCGGTTACAGTTGGAGAAATGGAAGCTTTTAATAAAATAGGCACAGAAGCTGCAGGAGCAGGAGAATCTCTATTAGATAAAAGTTTTGATTTAAT